CCCGGTTACTATCGGTGCGATGAGAACGCTAAGGCAATCATCGGATGGATTGACAAGAGAAATCTTGACCCGACCGATGCAAATAGTTTCAAGCTGGCATACGATGCGCTGAATAACATCAACGCGATGATTTTGCCTGCTACATCTACGGCAGCAGCTGTCGGATTGACGACTGCGGCCCCTATTGTGCGTGAGGAAACGCCGAGGGAAACCCCGGCGCAGACACTGGTGAATACGCTGCCAGTGCAGGAACAACCCAGCCGGATTGCTGCGGAGACGCCTGCGCCAGAAGTGCGGCCTGTTGCCCCGATAGCTACGGGGCTGACGCGGAAGAATGCGTCTGAAGGTGAGCTGATTGAGCAGAAAAAGGCAAGTGACATGTTAGTCGTCACTCGGCCAAAACTGGTCAACGGAAAGCCAACAGGACAAATCGAGACGTTAAAGGGCGTGAAAGCAATCGAAGCTCTGCCTAGTGATGAACTCAAACGACGAATCAACCGAGAAAAAGGTTTTCGTCAGCTTGTGGACGCCATTTGGGCCGAGCACGATGAAGATTTGCGCAAAGCGCAGGAAACTCGCGCTAGCTAAACGTCACACGCTATTAACTCTGGGAGGAGGTCAATAGCAAGAAAGGTTAATGTATGGCAGGTTATAGCCCAGCTATAAATAACCAGTCGAACCTCCCGCAATCGACTGTTAAGTACTACGATAAGAAGTTTCGCGAGAACCTCAAGGCTCAAACTCCCTTTGTAGCATGTTCCGAACGTCTGGACTTGCCTATGAAGAGCGGCAACCAATACGAGATGTTCATGTATGTTCCGCTGGCCGCTAACACTGCGACTACTACGGAAGGTACTGTTGGAACGTCCATTCCAGTTAGCGTACTGAATACCACGGCCATCATCGGCGAGTATGCGGATTACGCCAACTTCTCCAGTCTGTCTCTGGCCACGGCCATCGACAACACTGTAGAAAACGTCGCCAAGGAAATGTCCTATCGCCTTGGTGAGTCGCTGAGCGCACTTGTGCGTGCAACGGCGGATGGAGCGTCTTCGGTTGATTCAAGCGTGCTGACCACACTGGGTGCCACAAGCACTTCCAGTTTCACAGCACTGTCTCTGAGTCAAATCCGAAACAGCGTCCAGTCTCTGGCTGGCCGTTCGGTTCGTCCGTTTGACGAAGCAAGCAAGGCTTTCTGTGGCGTCATTCACCCGTTCAGTTTGGGTGATGTCTTAGCTGACAACAGCAACGATAGCCCGCTCGACATGTTGAAGCACACCCCTGTGGGCCTCGCCCGCATGGACGAGCTTGTGTCGGTTGATTTGACCGAGGTCATTGAATTGCCCGCCTCCGGCGTGCATTTCTTCCAGACCAACCAAATCACCACCAGCAACAACTACAAGTCTGTTGCTGGTCTGACTGCACTGCGCACCTACATCTTCGGGCGCGATGGTATTTTCTCTATCAACCTCGGAGCACAGGGTGACACCGCATTCGGTGACGGTGAGTGGCAGAACATTAAGTGCAACATCGTGCAGAACGCAGAACCTTCGGTTGCCGATCCCGAGGGCCTGATTCCGGGTTGGACTTCTTACAGAGTCCACTTCACAACCAGTCTCGGCCCAGATACTACTATTAGAATCAGAGAGATAGACTCCGCGTCAGCTATCTCCTAATAGTAAGGTCGAAGCACTTATTATTGTTCATAATAGGTGTTGACAACTCGTCTCATAGGTGCTATTCTTATGTTAGGAAGGCACCTATGAGAAAACTCTATTTAGCAGGTAAACAATTTGGAAGACTCAGACTGATTGAAGTGGTGAGAACAAACGCCGCCAAACAGCGAGTCTGGCGATGTGTCTGCGATTGTGGCAATGAGCACGAAGCTGCGCAAGGGCACATCACTACAGGTAAAGTTACAAGCTGTGGATGCTGGCGCAGAGAGCGTGCCACTAAGCACGGAATGCACAGGAGTCCTGAGTGGTTTGCCTACAATCATGCACAACAGCGTTGTAAGGCAGAGCACAAATCACATGCACACTACTTTGATCGAGGAATTACTTTTA